CTCGTCGAGGTGGCGCTGGACTGCGGCGGTAAGCCTTGCAAGGGTGGCTTCTTTCGCTTCCTGCGCTTTCATCTCCGCCGTTTTAACTTGAGTCCAATCAATCATTCTGTCACCTCGTCTGGCTCAACAGGGGTTGTGTATGGAGGTAGAGTAACAGGCCCATCCTCAACCGCCGTAATAGGCTCAGGAAATCTTGACTCGTAAGGCGCATTAGGCCCAATTGGGAGAAGCAGGGTCAACTCCAATTCTCCGTTGGTTCTGTTAATGTCACCGATTACATAAGGGCAGTCAACTGCATCAGCGGGTAGTGTTGCTCCTTCTGGAAGTTGAGTGAAATCATAGTTAGTTCCATTGATACTAAGAATATCACCAGTTCTCGTTACTTCTAAGGTGTCATCACGTCTTTGTGGTGATAGATTAATAATCATATTAGAACCACCTTCCTATTGCGATTAAATACCCTGATCGTGTTGAATCTGGTTGCAATGTTATGCTACTAAAGCATATATTAGTTGATCCTGTTGCAACTGAAACATAAGACATAAAAGACGCCTGATCGGTCACTGGAACAAGTGAAATCGCTGGAATTGATGAAAACCCTGCTGCAAAATTCACAAGAACACTTGAGTTTCTGTATCCACCCAAACTAGGTAAATTTAACAGCGCACTTACTGAAATTGTTCTAGTACAAATCATCGTCCCATCAGCAAACTTAACATATTCGCCATTAGAATTGCTAGATCGCTCGATGATTGCACCGTTAGTTAGTGGCTGTGCTGGTGCGCCGGTTGGTAGAATGTTTCCTTCGTTATATATTTTCCTCCACGGCCCCCAAGTACCATCACTAGATGAAACCCTCGCAAAGCCTATCGGTTCTTGCGCCCCTGATACAGTAGTAATGTAAGCTTCTTGCTTAACCCTTCCACCGAAATGAGTAGGTTTTACACTCAAAGAAACGGTGCCTGATGATGGCCCGTTTATTCCAGCCGTTATGACGTAATCACCACCAACCACCATAGTATTAAAATCTGTGCCGCTTAGAAGAGTAACGGCGGCTGAGCCTACCCCAAAATCCCCAACCTTCAACAACCTCCCAGCAGTCGTGTCCGTCGCACTGGTAGTCACATCAGCCGTTGATGCTGTGCCTAAGTTAGACTCCAGCACATAACCGGGATGCGGGTCGGCGGCCGCCTCGTGGGCGGATACTTGGGATGATGCAGTCCCTGCAGGGTCTGCACCTGATTGAGCAGCGGTAACTCCATGAGGGTTATCTGTCCTGGTTATGTGGGCGTCAACATCGCCCCCAGTTTTTACCCTAGATATCCCCGCGTCAATTTCGGACCCGGTGTGAGATGATATGTAATTTGTAGCCATTATGCCTCCACTAAAAATATAGCCCCGGTAGAATCAAGGAAAGCGTGGTTTTCGCTTGTGTAAAAATGATTATACCCTATAAATGAATAAAATTCTCGCTGCTGTTTTTGCCATGAATCGTACCCGTCACGGACGGCCCATACCTCTAGTATGACGTCGCCTATATACCCGCCCACTGATGTCACGGTATCTGAAAGAG